GTTGCTATGAAATGGTTTAGAGCCGTAGGCAGGGAGTTAGGTAAGGATAACAGAGCAGTTTATTGGACTAGCCCAACTGGATTACATGTTGAACAGAAATACTACGACCCAAAAAAAATAAGAATACAATTACGTTATTTATCTGACGTTTATTTAGATATAAGAACAAACGAAGAAACTCCAGAACTCAATACAAAGAAGATGGGGCACGCAATTTCGGCAAATATATTACATAGTTTTGATGCAAGTCATATGGCATTTTCTACAATACATGCTTCAATACAAGGAGTCGAAAATATCTGTGGCATCCACGATTGTTTCGTTACTACACCGTCTGAAATGAGTGTACTGCGTAACTCAGTTAGACAGACATTTGCTGATATGTATTCAGTTGATTGTCTATCGAAACTAAAGGCAGAACTAAAAGCCCAACTAACAGACAAACAAATACAAACACTACCTCCAGAACCTACTCTTGGGGGATTAGATGTTTTACTTACACGTTCATCAACCTATTTCATCACATGAATACTAATCAGATAAAAGCAAAACCCTTTTATATTTTTACTCCAGAGTGCGGAGTTGCATGGAGTCATCTAGTAAAACCAGATACTGCCTTTAATAAGCCACCAGAATGGAGCGTTACTTTATTGCTAGACCCAGATAGCAATGAGACAGCTAGAGTATTTGACGAGTTCGAGAAAGGACTACAAGAATGGAAGACACAATTAAAGACTGCTTTTCCTCAACAAACTTTTAAAATGGGAGAACATGCTAGGTATGGATTTACCGAGTTCGAAGGTAAAAATGTTATGGAGATTAAATGTAGAAAGACAGTCGAAGCAGGGCAAGGTGCTAATAGATTCCAGAATACACCGCCAGTATTAGTAGATAAGTATGGCACTCCAATTACAGGAGAGGAGAGAGAGAAGTATGTCGGTCTAGGTAGAGGAACAACAGTACAAGCCAAGCTAAGAGTACAGGGCTATAACCATCCTCAGTATGGTGTTGGATTAACAGTCCAACCAGAAGCCATAGTCATTATGAATTTTGTTCCATATGAAAAAACGACAGACCTCTCGGGTTTCAAATTCCAAGACAAAACGCAAGACCTCACACCCTCAAATGTTGAAAACTCCTACGGGGGTAGTACATTTTAGATCAAAGTTTGAGGCCCAAGTGGCCTCTGATTTAATTAAAAAGAAAGTACAATTTACCTATGAAACTGTCAGCTATGATTACATCATCAGCAGTAGCTACACTCCTGACATCATCCTTCCTAACTGTGTGGTTGAGCTCAAAGGAACGCTACTTAAAGAAGAAAGAAAAAAATATATTGCAGTCAAGACGCAACATCCCTCACTAAGTCTGCGGTTCTGTTTCCAAAACGCAAACAACAAACTTAGTAAAGCTAAGAGAAGCCTGACGTATTGGCAATGGGCCGAGCGTCATGGCTTTCTCTGGTGTAACAAAACAATTCCAAAAGAATGGTATGCCTAACCACTATATAGACAGCAGAAAGAAATCTATTTCGCAGAGAATTTCTGATTTAATTTTTATGCTAAACCAACTAGAAAAAAACAATCCATATATCGCACCGAATGGAACTATTCATCACTTTGAGTATCGACTAGCACAGTATCAAAAGTTTAAGTATCCAGATGCCAAGTAAATATATAAGCAAAGAACCCTGCCCAGAATGTAACAGCAAAGATAACGTAGCTGTTTACGATGATGGACATAAGCATTGCTTTGGATGTGGTTGGCAATTTCAACCCAAAAAAATTTTAGAGAAACCCACGTTTGTTCCTATGAAAAAAGAATGGAATCCACTAACTCCAATTCCGTGTGCTCTACCAAGGCGTGGCATAACAGAAGAGACATGTAAGTTTTTTAACTATGGAGTAGCTCAACTTAATGGTTCTGACTGTCAGGTTGCAACCTATAGAAATCAAAGTGGATTAGTTTCTGCTCAACATATCAGGTTTAAAGATAAAAGATTTATATGGAAGGGAGACTTATCAGACATAAAGCTATGGGGTCAAGAACTATGGAGGCAGCAGAATACAGGTGGTGCATTTGTAACTATTACAGAAGGCGAGATTGATGCAATGAGCGTAGCCCAAGCCACTCGATCTAATACAGGTAACTACTTTCCAGTTGTTAGTTTGCCATCAGGGGCTCAATCTGCTACGAAGTATGTAGCTGCAAATTTAAAATGGTTATCACATTTTGTTCGTATAGTTATATGTTTCGACAATGACACAGCTGGTGTGGATGCTGCCCAAAAGGTTGCAAAAATCTTACCTACTGGCAAAGCAGCTATCGCTCACCTACCAAGAAAAGATGCTAACGAAATGCTCCTCGCAGGGGAGTCGGAGTTACTTAGAGACTTACTCTTCAAAGCAAGTCCTGTCAGGCCCGACAACATATTCTCTGCCTATGATCTATGGGAAGATTTAATTAAGGAAGATAACTCACAGATATGTAGCTATCCATTTCCAGAATTAAATAGGATGGTGCAGGGATACAGGAAGCAATCACTTACTACTATCTGTGCTGGAACAGGCGTTGGCAAGAGCCTACTCTGCAGGGAAATGGCCCATCACTTCTTACTACATAATCTTAAGGTGGGGTGGATTGGCCTTGAAGAAAGTAGTAAGAGAAGTATGCAAGGCATACTATCCATTGCATTAAACAAACCATTGCATATAGATGAAACAGCAGTAGAGGAAAAAGAATTACGACAAGCGTTTGAATATTTATTTAGTGATAACAAGTTTGTATTACTACAACACTTTGGTTCGTTAGACCCAGATAGATTAATAGATCAGATAACTTATATGGCATCTGGAGAAGAGTGCGATGTAATATTCTTAGATCATTTAAGTCTTGTTGTTAGTGGACTAAGCGATGGGGATGAAAGAAAACAGATAGATGTATGCTGTACTAAGTTAAGACAAGTAGTAGAGAAGACAGGTGTAGGTTTGATTATGGTTAGTCATTTGCGTAGGACAGATGGTAAGCCAGCTGAAGAGGGAGGCGACATAAATCTAGCAGCCTTAAGAGGGTCGCAGTCCATAGCCCAGCTAAGTGACTTAGTTATCTGTGGTATTAGGTCGCAACAATCGGAGGATACATGTAATGAACTACAGCTAAAAGTATTAAAGAATCGCCATAGTGGTTGCTTGGGCAAAGCAGACAAGCTCGAGTATAACGAAACTACAGGCAGACTATCAGCACCCTTATCTAACTTTCAATGACTTTATTAATTGACGCAGACTACCTATGTTATAACTGTTGCTATGCAGTTGAGAATGACGATAGGTTCGATGACAACTTACACGTTCTTTACTCAAGACCCAGCTGGGCACTTGATTTAATAGAGACATACATCAAAGGTTATCGAGAAGTAACAGAAGATGAAGACGAAATAATAATGTGTTTTTCTTCTTACCCAACATTCCGACATGAGTTGTACCAAGAATACAAAGCTAATCGCAAGAGCCGTAGAAAACCATTGGCTTTAAGAGCCGTTATGGATGCACTTACCACAAGATATAAATGTATAAGGTATGACCAGCTAGAGGGTGATGACGTACTTGGCATACTAGCTACAAGCAAAGAGTTCAATGACCCTATCATTGTTAGTCCAGATAAAGATATGAGAACTGTGCCTTGTAAGTTATTAGCTGGTGATGATTTAGAACTTATAACAAAGAGGCAAGCAGATAGGAACTGGATGATACAGGCACTTACTGGAGATAATACTGATAACTATAAAGGTATATCTGGAGTAGGCTCAGTAACGGCAAACAAAATATTAGGCGATACAAAAACATTGAGTGATATGTGGGATATAGTTGTTAAGGAATATGAAAAGAAATCAGGAGGATATAAGGAAGCGTTACTTACAGCCCGACTATCAAGGATACTACGAACAGGTGATTATAATATTCAGTCGAAGAAAATTAAATTATGGAAACCTTAGTCAATATCTAGTGGGTTCTTCTTTTTCTTTTTAGGGAATCCAGCTTTCATATTAGCGTAGGCTTGTGGTGATATAGTGCTATTCTTTTTACTTCTACTTGTACCAGCCTTTTTTCTTTTATTGATGTTGTAATACAATCCTTTCCTAGCCATAAGAATACAGTAATATAAATATAAAGTAGCATTAAGTATGGCGATTGACGACTCATTCCCACCTATTGATGAACCATTAATAAGGCGTTTAAATGAAATGTATCCAGAACAATGCCCATCTTTAGATGCAAAGGACAGAGAAATCTGGTTTTATAGCGGACAAAGAAGCGTGGTAAAAATGCTCGAATCAGTTTACAATGAGCAAAACACTAACATCATCTAAGAGGTAGCTATGTGCGGAGGTAACAGAAGACCACCAGATCGTACAGATGAAATGCTTGCTGTTCAGCGAGAACAAATTGCTGAACAAAAAAGACAGTACGAAGAAACCCGAGCAGATAATCTAGCTCGCCAAGAAGAGCAGAAGAAAATAGCTACTGCCCCATCTGCCCCACCACCAGCAGCAACGGCTCAAGCCCCAGCTGCTGCACTCGAAATCCCAGAAGGTGATATAGGTTTAGGTACAGCCCAAAAGCAAAGAGGCTACGGAAGAAAGAGATTAAGAACAGATTTATTAAAGGGTTCTGGCCTACAAATCCCTTAAGTTAAATGAACAATGAAGTTACCTTAACGAGTAACGTAGATAAAACTAA